CGACGATCAGCGCGCCGATGCCGGTGCGGATCAGTGCGCCGCGGAGCACGACCAGCGCCGTGGCGAGCCCGCGCACGGAGACGGCGGCAACCGCCAGGCCCGCCACCCAGCGGCCCGCCATGAAGGCGGCAAAGGTCGCGGCATAGGTGGCCAGCCGGCCGATATTGCCGATCAGGGCGTCGAGCGCGATCCTGAGCGCCCCGCCTTCGGACGCGAGGCTCACGAAGGCGTTGGCCATGGCCTCGACCGCCGGGGCAAGCGCCACACCGATCCGGTTGCGGATGCCCTCGAACACCTGGCCAACCCCGACCAGCGCGATCTGGGTGCGCTGCAGCGCCTGGATGGCGCCGGCGTCGAGCACCGCACCGAGGTCTTGAGCCTGGCTCCCGAGCCGTTCCATCTCGGCCCCGCCGTTCCGCAGAAGCGGCAGCAGCCGGGTGGCGTCCGAGGCCATGGCCTCGAGATAGAAGGTCATCTCCTGCTGGCTGAGCCCGGCGCGCTCCAGCGTATCGACATATAGCTGGAGCGCCTCGGGCCCNNCCTCGGGCCCGGACAGGCGAGCGAACTGATCGGCGGTGACGCCGACCCGGGGTGCCACCCGCTCGAAGAAATCGCCCATCGGGCCGCCGCCGGTGCTCAGGAAATCGCCGACGCGGTCGTTCACGTCCTTGAGAATGTCGGCGAGCTTTTCCTGCTCGATGCCGACGGTGCGCGAGGCGCCCGCCCAACGCTGGAATGCCTCCGGGGCGGTGTTGGCGACCTGCGCGAACTGCTGCGTCTCGGCGGCCACCTGAATGGTGGCGCGGGTCATGGCGGCCAAAGCCGTGGTGACGCCCGCCGCGGCGGCGGTGAGCGCGATGCGGGCGCGACGCGAGAAGGCCGCGAGCCGGGCGTTCGCCGCCTCCATCTCCCGGCTGAGCCGCCCGAAGCCGCGTGATCCGGCTTCGCCGACGCCTTCCAGCTCGGCGCGGACCTGCCGTCCGCCCACGGCCGCGAGGCGGACGCTGACGCGCTTTTCAGCCATGGGAATGATCCATCTGTTCGTTGAGCCTGGCCACCATCACCGCCTCGATGACGGGCAGCAGTTCAGCCATGGCGAGGGCTGGCACGCCGAGCGCGTCGCCGAGCGCCAGAGCGGCCGACATGTCCCAGCCAATCACCGCGCCGGGCAGGACGCGCAGCTGGCCGCCGAGACGGCCGACGAGGTCCCAGACCTGCCAACCCTCCGCAGTTTCCGGACGGTTCAGCCGCGCCGGGCAGTCCGGGCACGGCCCTTGGCAGGCTTCGCAATAGCGGTCGCCNNGTTCCAGCAGCAGGCCCTTCGAGACGTAGGTCAGCTGGAAGGTCTCGAAGATCGGCCAGACGTCGAGCAGGGCGTCGATGGCCTGCGGCCCCGGATCGATGGGGTTCCCGTCGGCATCGCCGATGCCCTCCCAGGCCAGCACGGCGCGGCCCGCCGCGCGAGCGCCTTGGCGAAGGCGACGGCACGTTCCTCGTCGGAGGCGTCCTCCGGCAGGCTCTCCACCACCGGATCGCTGCGCGTCGCCACCATCAGCGCCGTGGTCAGCGAGCGGAGCTGCACCCGGACGCCGGGGCAGAGGTCGTGCCAGCGCGGGGCGTTGGTCAGGTCGAGCGTCAGCATGCTCAATATTCCTCGATGTCGTTGATCAGGGTGGCGGTGCACATGCGGCCGACGGTGCTGTCGCGCGCCGCCTGCCAGTCGAAACTGGCCTGCACCCCCTGCGGCCCGGAAATCTCGATCCGGGGGCGCGGCAGGTAGACGGCGTGCACAGTGAAGGTGAAGCTCTCGCCGGACGGCAGCGAATAGGCGAACTCCAGCTCGCAAGGATCGCCGTTGATCGCCTGCGTCACCAGCGTCTGGTCGGCGAAGCGCACCTCAATCCGGCCGGTCAGCGCCGCGATGGACGGGTCCGCGCCATCGATGCGGCCGTCCGAGCGGATGGTCTCGATCCGGTCGAGGTTATTGACATAGGTGATCTCGGCCGAGACCACGTTGCCGAGCGCCGAGCCGTTGCGCGTGATCGCCCCGTTGAAATGGCCGAAGCGCTTCAGTTCCAGCGCTGCGGGCGTTCCGGCGCTGGTGGTCGTGCCGACCGTCTCGCCCTGCGCCACCAGCCGCGCGGTTGCCGTCAGCAGGCCGGAACGCTGCATCTGCCAGCTGAGCTGGTCGAGCACGCAGCCCGAGTACATCGCATAGCGTGGGATCTCCGGCATGCCGGTCTCGATCGACATGCTGGGCAGCGTCCACGACCCCGAGTGGAACTCGTGGCTGTACGGCGCTTCCACACCGGTGGTCGTCGGCGCGCCGAACGCCGCCTTCAGCCAGAAGCCGAAGCCTGAAGCGTCGAGCGGCACAACGACATCGCCATCCGCCGTCACCGCATCCTTGATCGGCGCCAGCGGATCGCGGCCGTAGCCCAGCAGCTCCGAACTCAGCAGCGGCTGCTCCGCGCCGAGCGAAGTGCTGGCGAAGGGCATCCTGGTGAAACCGCCGACCGGCGGCGTTCCATAGGTCGTCTCGAACGCAAGCGCCATCAGCGCCCGCGCCCCTTGGGCACGTGCCATGGTGGTCTCCTGTGGTCAGTTGGTTCAGGCCAGCGGATCGGCCGTGGAATAATGCAGCACAACCGGAATGACGGCCGCCTTCAGGCTGGCCGCGCCCTCCATCGGCAGATCGACCGGTCGTGGGGCTTCCGCCTCGGCCCAGTCGCAGAGTCCGCCCAGCGTGCGGTCGGCGGCGAGCGCCGAGCCGATGCTTGCGGTCAGCGTGTCGAAGGCGGCGTCACGGTCGGCTCCCTGCACGACCGCCTCGATCTCGGCGCGGTGCTGGTAGTGATAGGCGAGCGGCGAAAGCGTCACCTCCGGCTCCCCCGGCTCGCCGTCGCGCAGGATCAGCAGGCCATCAGCGGGCACGCGCTCCGGCAGCACCTCACCGCGCAGGGCGGTGGCAGGCAGCGCCGAGAGCCGCGCGTGCAGCGCGGTGAGGATGGTTTCGCGGGCGGTGGGCATGGCTTGATCATCGCGGTTGCGCACGTGGAAGCATTGTTCAATCGGTCAAAATAGGGTAGCCCCCTATCCCATGGGACATACCGTCGAAAACAAATCCAAGCTCCTCGCCCGGGTTCGCCGTCTAAAGGGCCAGATGGAGGCCATCGAGCGGGCGCTCGAGGCCGAGGCATCCTGCGCAGACATTCTCAACCTGACCGCCTCGGTTCGGGGGGCGACCAACGGCCTCGTCGTCGAGCTGCTCGAGGATCATCTGCGCAATCACGTTGTGGACGCGGAGAGCGAGGCGCTGCGCGCGTCTGGGGCTGCGGAACTGATCGAAGTCATGAGAAGGCACCTGAAATGAGCCCCAACACTGCCGTACCGCACGACCACGTCTTCCTCGGCGAGAACCACGCCCGCAACGAACGCCGCACATGGGCCGTGATCGCTCTCACCGCGACCATGATGGTCGTCGAGATCGCCGCCGGCACGATCTTCGGCTCGATGGCGCTGCTTGCGGACGGCTGGCACATGTCCACTCATGCCTCGGCATTGCTGATCACGGCGCTCGCCTACCGCTACGCCCGGAGGCACGCCCGGAACCCGCGCTTCACCTTCGGCACCGGCAAGCTTGGCGATCTGGCCGCGTTCGGCAGCGCCACTGTTCTCGCCATCGTCGCCCTGCTGATTGGTTGGGAGAGCCTGATGCGGCTACGCAGCCCGGTTCCGATCAGCTTCGACGAGGCGATCCTGGTGGCCGTTCTGGGTCTCGCGGTGAATCTCGTCAGCGCCTGGCTGCTCAAGGACGATCACGACCATCACCACGGTCACGGCCATCACCACGAGCATCATCACCATGAGCACGCGCACGACCATGGTCACGGCGTGCCCGCCGCCCGCGCGGGACAGCGCGACAACAACCTGCGCGCCGCCTATCTCCACGTTCTCGCCGATGCGCTGACCTCGGTGCTGGCCATCGTCGCGCTGCTGGCAGGCCGCAGCTACGGCTGGGTGTGGCTGGACCCGGTGATCGGCATCGTCGGCGCGCTCGTCATCCTGCGCTGGTCCTGGGGTCTGCTGCGCGACAGCGGGGCGGTGCTGCTGGACTATCTGCCGGAGCACGAGGGTCTGCCGGAAGAGGTCCGCGCCGCGATCGAGAGCGAGCAGGACGAGATCGTCGATCTTCATGTCTGGCAGCTTGGGCCGGGCCACCACGGCGCCATCATCTCGATCGTGAGCGCGGATCCGAAACCGGTGGCCGAATACCGAAAGCGGCTGGAAGACGTGCATGAGCTTGCGCATGTGACCATCGAGGTGCACGGCAGAGCGGCCTGAAGGGATTACAGCCGCCCTTCCACCCAGTTCGCCACGATCAGCCCCGGCACGCTGTCCAACGCCCTGTCCGCATCCCGCGCCAGATCCAGCCGCTTCGGCAGCTTCACCTGCGGCACCAGCAGGAAGATCGGCGCGGTGACCTTTCCGCGCCCGGTCTTCGAGCGTGACACCACCGCCTGACCCTTCGTGTTCAGCCGCCCCTCGGCCACCAGCAGGCTTGGCCCCGTCCGGCGATAGACGAAGCGCAGGCGCAGTCCGC